AAATAAACAACGAATAAACAACGTACAATGGCAGGCAAAGGACAAATAGAACCACGTTGGGAAAAAGGCGAAAGCGGAAACCCTAACGGACGACCTAAAGGAGCAAAGAACAGAAGCACAATAGCAAAGTACTGGCTGGAGGTAAATCAAAAGCTAAAAAACCCTTTAACGGGTGCTGAAGAAACAATGTCGCAAGAAGATTTAATGACATTAGCACTAATTAAAAAAGCACGTGAAGGTGATGTAGCAGCATATAAGGCTTTAATGGATAGCGGTTACGGTGCGCCTTTACAACAAATTGAACAAACAGTTTTAGAACAGCCAATATTTCCTGATGTTTCTGCGGACGACTTCGACGAATAAAATACTTAAACTTAAAAAACGAGTTCGTATTATTCAGGGTGGCACAAGTGCTGCCAAGACGTACGGAATATTATCTGTTTTAATAGCGCGTGCTTCTGCAATACACGGACTCGAAGTTAGCGTAGTTGCTGAAAGTATTCCGCATTTAAGAAGGGGTGCTTTAAAGGACTTTATTAAGCTAATGAAGTGGATGAATAAATGGCACGAAAACCAATTTAACAAATCGTTATTAACCTATCAATTTTTAAACGGAAGCAGCTTTGAATTTTTTAGCGCTGATGACAGTTCTAAATTACGGGGTGCAAGGCGTGACGTTTTATACATAAACGAATGTAACAACGTAACCTTTGAGTCTTACAACGAGCTTGCGATACGTACAAAGAAAGCTATCTATTTAGACTTCAATCCAGCTAATGAGTTTTGGGTACACAAGGAACTAAAAGACGAACCCGACTCAGACTTTTTAATTTTGACCTACAAAGATAACGAAGCTCTTGACAAGTCAATAGTTGACCAAATAGAAAAGAACCGTTTAAAAGCGGAAACAAGTAGCTATTGGAGCAACTGGTGGAGGGTTTACGGATTAGGTGAAATAGGAATGCTTGAAGGTGTTATATTCTCAAACTGGAAACAAATAGACAAACTACCGATTGAAGCAAAGTTAATAGGAATCGGATTAGACTTTGGTTACACAAACGATCCAACTGCAATAATTGAAATATATAATTATAACGGCCAACGGATATTAAACGAACTGAAGTACCAAACAGGAATGCTTAATTCAGATATTGCAAAGGAGCTACCAAAACACGTACCCGTTTACGCTGATTCAAGCGAGCCTAAAAGCATAGACGAAATAAGGCGCTATGGAATAACTATTAAAGGTGTTACAAAAGGCAAGGATTCAATAAACTACGGTATTGATGTTATGCAGCGCCAGGATTATTTAGTTACTTCTAATAGCGTTAATTTAATTAAAGAACTTCGTTCCTACTGTTGGGACACTGATAAAGCTGGAACACGTTTAAACAAGCCTATTGACACAAATAATCACGCTATTGATGCGCTACGATATCATGAAATGGAGACCTTAGGGTTAAATGCTAACTATGGTAAGTATCATATTTGGTAAATAAATAACAGTTGGCACCCGTTCAAGTATGCAGATAGTGTAAATAAACTTTGTAAACTACAAAAACACGAAATAAAAGTTAATTAATAAGATGAAAACAGAAATAGTAATACCTACTTCTTTGAGTGAAATTCCTTTAAAGTGCTACCAAGAATTTATGAAGGTAGTAGAAAAATCAAACGATGAGGAATTTATAGGACAAAAGACCGTTGAAATATTTTGCGGTTTACAAATGAAAGACGTTGTAAGGGTGAAATGGAGCGATATACGGGATTTAACATTACACCTGAATAAAATATTCAAAGAGAAGCCTAAATTTCAGCACACGTTTAAAATCAAAGGTACTGAATTTGGTTTCATTCCTAATTTAGAGGACATGACTTTTGGAGAGTACATTGATTTAGAAACAAACATATCCAGCGTAGAGAATTTTCACAAAGCGATGGCTGTAATGTACAGACCTATCACAAAGAAAGTGAAAGACCGATACGAGATATTTCCGTACATAGGAACGGATGAATTCAGCGAGGTAATGAAGTACGCTTCTTTGGATGTTGTCTTAGGTGCAACGGTTTTTTTTTCGACTTTAGGAAGCGACTTAGTACAACATACGCTTACCTATTTGGAGAAAGAGATGAAGATGAACCCGAAATTAATGACTTTAGCGAAAGAGCGCAATTTAATAAAAGATGGGGATGGTACAATTCAATCTATGCACTTGCTAAAGGAGACGTTACAAAGTTTGATGATGTTACCAAGCTGGGGGTTAGAAAGTGTCTTACCTATCTCACTTACGAAAGGCAAAAATTAGAAATAGAAGAAAGAGAAATTAAAAGAATAAGAAAACATGGCTAACTATTACACGATATTAGATACACTAAAAACGAACTTGAATAATGATCCGTTTATTAACACGGTAACACAAGGTGATATATTTGCAGTTGACTTAGCTAAGCAGACTATATTTCCTTTGTGCCATATTATAGTAAATAGCGCTACGTTTGAAAGTAATATAATTCGTTTTAACGTGAGTATAATGGCAATGGATATTGTCAACAAATCAAAAGACGAAGATACAGACGTATTTAATGGAAACGATAATGAGGTTTATGTACTTAATACAATGATTTCTGTATTGAATAGGTTATACGAGGAGTTAAGACGTGGAGACTTATACACTTTGCCGTTTCAAGTTGACGGTAACCCGGGTTTAGAGCCATTTGCTGAAAGGTTTGAAAACTATTTAGCTGGTTGGACAATGACGTTCGATATTTTAGTTCCTAACGATATGACTGTTTGTTAATGAGTGAAAGATTAAAAGCCTTAGAGAAGTTTCGTGATTTGGTGGTAGCTGAAGCGAAAGCCAATTTGAAAAAGATGGGTAAAGATACGAGCGGTAAATTAAGCAGCTCAATCAAAGGCGAAGTTAAACAGATGCCTAATTCTATTGGAGTGTATTTTGAAATGGAGCCTTACGGTAACTTTCAAGACCAAGGTGTTAAAGGAGCAAATCCAACAGGGCTGCCTTCAACTTCAAAAAACTACGGTAAACAAAACGCTCCTAATTCACCTTATAAATTTGGTAGTGGTTCAGGACCAAAAGGCGGACTAACAAGGAGCTTAGATAGTTGGATGGTTCGCAAAGGAATAGCACCAAGAAATGTAGCTGGAAAATTTCAAAGCAGAAAGGGTTTAAAGTTTATTATAGCTCGAAGCATTTACATGACTGGAATCAAACCGAGTTTGTTTTTTACTAAGCCATTTGAAGCAGCCTACAAAACTTTGCCTGATACGTTAATAGATAAATACGGATTAGATGCCGAACAGTTATTAGACGAAATATTAAGAGAAAATTTAAAGAATAGATAATGAGTATTTTTGCACGTTCACCCTATATAGTAGAAATATCCGAAACAGGACAAGACGGTTCAAAGGTTGAGCTGTTTATTTGGAACGGTACTGGAGCAGCCCCAACAAGCCCAACCTACACACTAACGAAATTAATACCAGCGTCAAACAACGTAAAGACGTACTACAATATCAGTCCTTACATTCGTGAGTATTTAAGTTGGAATACAAGGCAAGAAATTTATAACACTTTCCCGGCAAGCAACACAAGCCAATGGTGTAACGTACAAATTAAAAGATATAAATACGACTTAGGTACATACACGCTTTTAAACACGGTTACTACATATGCTTACGATGGATTGAGTTGGTACGAAGAGGGTGGTAACTTTGCGCTTGTTTACGACATACTACAAAAAGACGGTACATTTTATTACTACTACGATGGCACTAACCCAAGTACAGATTCAAGCAGAAGGGCTGGTCATATTATGGTACGTACTGGAACAAGCTACAAAGCGAAGTACACTAATTTAGCAACGGCTGCTACATTCACGCAGAACTTAACAAACAATTCTATTTTAGACGTTCCAAGAGTTTACCAAAATTACTATGCTGCTGGAAACAAATTAGAAATAACGGTCAACCTTGCTGGTAACGATGTTACAGTTTGGGAGGGATATTTTAAACCGTTTGAGCTTTGTCGATATGAAGCCGTTTTGTGCGACTTTGTGAATCGATATGGATGTTGGCAGCGTACTTGGTTTTTCGCAGCGTCTAACGATACATTTAGCATTGAAAACACGGAATATAATTTAATGCAGTCAACGATACCTAACTATAACACTTTAGAAGGTCAAAGAAAGGTATTCAATACAAGTGCTAAAAAATCAATCAAAGTAAACACGGACTGGGTAACTGAAGAATACAATGAGTTATTAAAAGAATTAATGGTAAGTGAAAAGATACTTATAAATAATTACCC